AGACGGCGTATTGTCAATGCCGTGCCGCGTGGCAGTTTGACTGACTGTTAATTCTGACAGCCAAAAGTTGTTTGATAGTTTAACGTTGTTCATCGTCGTCTCCTCTTGTTTTTTTTACCAATTTTTCAATCGCGCTATCGCCCATGCGATTCACCAATTTATCGGCGAGCCGTGGGCTGGCAAGTCGAAGTGCGTCCATTAGATGCCCACTAAACACACCCACGCTCATGCCGATTGCTGCTGATATAAACAGTGACCGCAAGCCGTGCTCCGTCATCAAGTAATCAACCGTAGCTCCTGCAAATACGATGGACGCCATCACTAACAGCACTGCAAGCCGCGGGCCATAAAGGCTTGCTTTTTCACTGATGCCAATCATGCCACCAACCGTGCCGCCAATGACCGCCATCATAATCTGTGGTGCAAACGCCAAGCCCATCCAAACGTTGCCCATTAGTTACTCCCATGTGCTTTGTCGTCCTCTAGCAGCCTATTGATTGTTAGCAGCTCATAGCCAGCAAGCAAGCCAGTGCAACTAAAACATACGTTGTAACCGCTGTTGTCATGACGTGTGCCGCATTTGCGCTAAAAATCGCGGCGATAATCAACCAAACCGTGCCCGAAAAAAGCAACAACAAGCCGCTTACTTGGTTGCTGCGATTGGAGAGACGACACATTGCAACAAGCTGCGCCACGCCCAAGCCCAGCACAAATAGCCAGTGATAGGCCTTGGTAATATCAAATCGGGCATATGATGGTAGTGACAGCAAGTTAAAATAATTTAACGCCATGATGCTTGAAAAGCTTACAAGCAATAGTGCGTTTAAAAGCTCAACGATACGCGTACCGACTTCAAACAACCAACGGCGAAACCGCCCCATGTGGCTTAGTGTTGTGTGTACTGACATAGACTACATCCCTTGTCCACTATCGCCTGCCTGCCAGTAAGCGTATGATGATGTTTAGCTTCTCATGGTAGGCTTTTTCACTCTCAAACTTATGTTCAAGCACTTGCGTGCGTGTGTGAAACGCTGGCGAATTGCGATACATATTAATTAATGATACGTCTATTGTAAGGGCTTCACGCATCGTCATTTGCCCATGTTCCATCATTGCTATCGTGTCGTTCCATAGCGTATTCAACAAGCTGTCGGATGAGGCTGGGTAAATGACTAAGGGCGCAAAATCGTGTGGCTTTGCCGCCACCCCCCACCAGCGCGATCCCATCGTTGTCAAATTTTGGGGTAACAAAATGCGCCAGTGCGTCGCTGGCTTCAGCATACAGTGCGTACAATTTGGTATACTGACCATCGGTTAGGTTTTGGATTTGTTCAAATCGCGTCAGCAACACATCGCCCAGTGCTTGCGAATCTGTGGTTGCCACCTCATCCCATATCAGCTTATCTGGCAAGCCCAAGGACGCAGTCAAATCGCCATACGCCTGCAAGGCGATTGCACCTGTCAGCCAGTCAAAAACATTCTCACAGTTTTTTTCTAAAATCAGCGCGTGTGCGCCCGTTAGATGCCCAAAACACACGCCCTCACGCTCAAAGACGCTTGGCACGTCGTCTGGCTGTGTGGCGATAAAAAACGCACTGTGGTCGCCTGTTGGGCTATAATCGCTATCTGATATGGCAAGATAATTTAACAGCGTATAGTAACGCTCCTGCACGGTCAGCTGATTGGGTAAATCCGCATCATCCAGCACGAACGCCAAAAAGCTTGATAGCCGTGCTTCATTCATGGTTTCAGGAATTTTGGCAACGCGCATCGTATTGCCGATGGTGTTTTCGCGCAGATTGACTTGACGCTTTAAAAGCGACAACGGCTCAATGTTGAACATAAAAATAGCCCCATCATTGTTTTGATGGGGCTATTTTAGCTTGTCGTATTGGCGGCAGTGTTGGGGCGTTCCTAAATTGGGGCGTTCCTAGACTGGCGAAAAATCGGCAACATGGAAGGCTAGCATACCGACAGCAACCCCTATGGGTGTTGGCTCATTGTCGTAACTGACGGCAATGTCAGGCACAACATGCCACGGCACAAGCCGACTGAGTGTGGGTGCAAGTTCTGCCAATTCCTTTATATCGATCGAGTAATCGAGCATCACACGCACGCGGCTGGTCAAAAAACGCTCATTGGTGGGTTCGGCAAACAGATGGTTTGGATACTCAAGCGCCCTGTCTTTGCTGTGCCATAGTTGCGTGACCTTGTTTTGTTTGGGGTAAAGCATATCTAGCACAAACTGTAAAAACGCCAAGCCGCGCTCACTGGCCATGCCTAGCCATTGTGACAAAATGATTGCCATAATACGGTCAGCCAACTCACCGTTTTCGCGTCGCAATACCGCCAAGCCGTTTAACTTGGTAAAACGCTCAATGACCGTATGACCACCCAAAAACGATGCGCCATATTCGTGCATTTGTGCCAGTTCGCTTAATACTGTATTATCCGCTGGTCTGTGATTGTCCAGCAGCGCGGCAAACACCTGCTGCATGGCGCGCTCAAGGTCATCGTAAGCATGGCTTGCCAGTATAGGCAAGGCAAAATCATGGGCGGTTAAGTCTTGCATGTCAAAATGTCCATAGCGCGTTGCCCATATCGGCGGTGCGCGTGATATTGACGGTAATGCTGTCGCGTGTCAAATAAAGCCAGTGATGCGGCTTGATGCGGTTGTCATCTGTGATGGTTTCGCCCAATACGGTAAAATCGCTAATACGGTCTTGGAATGCTGGAATGTTGGCGCGCATCAGCGTGGCAATTTCTTGGCGGTTAAAACCGTCTAAATTCGGATGACTGGCGGCAATCGTGCCGCGCCCATAGTGCTGAAGCAGCAACTCTAGGATTTGGGTTTTGACGCTGTCAGAATCGTGCACGCCTGCCAAAATTGCATTGATGGTGATATGGTATGGGCGTTCTTGTACTGGTTTTAGACGCACGCGCTCTCTTAGTAGGCTATCAGCCGTTGCCACCAGCTTACAAATATCATCCGTCAGCCGCGCTTGCTCATTGGGGTCTTTGGCAACCACTGTAAGGTTCATGTGGTTAATGTTATCAAGGCTTGCCCCATAAAACTTTTCTTGTGTGGTCTCATTCCAGATTGCCATATAGCTAAAACGGCTCATAAAATGCTGGCGCACCAAGAAATCAAAATTGCCCATAAACACCGCATTTTGGTCGTAGGTAGCAGGAAAGCTTGCCAACAAGCGCATTTGCGACACGCTCAACGGATTTGCCGCGGCACGCTGTAGTCCACCGTATTTAAAGTATAGGTTTAAGCTGGTTTCATCACTAGCCGTGATATTTTGTAGTGACGCTTGTTTAAGCGTGGTTGTATCCACTTCACCGTAGCACTGTGTTAGCGTAACTGTGTAACTCTCGCCTGCCTGCACCGTTTGACCGACACGCGCGGTATCGCCAAACATCAATGTAATTTGCTTTAAATCGTCCGTTAATAGCGTATAGACTGCGCTTCCTGCTGCGGCATTCATGAATTTTGGCGCATAGTCAAACAGCGTGTTGCTGCTGTTGTTTTTGACGCTGATACTGGCTAAATACATGTCGTCTGCCACAGGTAGGCTTGCCCGAAAAAAAGGCTGACTGGCTGCGATACTAAACGTATGGCTGACCTGCGTGCTTTGCTCACACAACACCTGCGCGCGCTCACCTGCACCAATCGTAACAGCGGACAGCAGTCGCCATTCGCGCCCCAAGCCGTCCTCCACCACGCGTCCAGCTGATAGCGTGATTTTGGCTGCACCGTTGTTTTCAATGCTCAGCCAGTATTGACAAGGCGTTGCCACGGGCAAAATACCCTTATTAATAGCATCAGCGATGATGGTGCTATCTTTTGACTTAATAAACGGTTCAATGATATTTACCGCATTATCCTGCGACAAGGCAATCACCAATTCGCGGATGGCGGTTAGCATGGCGGTGACGGTGGGGTCTTGCACCTGCCAGCGTTCGGCAATGTCGGGATAATCGCCCAATGCGTTGGTGATAATATCGTTTAGCTTATTGCGCTGTAACATCTTGATAATCCTCATCCATCACGCTGCCTGTGTCCGCCTGCCCAACCTCAACCAACACACTGCCGATTTGGATAAACACGTTTACTTGCTCAAATCCCACCGTTTCGCTGATGATGTTAAGTTCATCTTGCGCAAGTTCGCCTAAAATCGGGATATCTTGTATCATCTTGGCAATAAATGCATCGGCATTAAACGCGGTCAGATTTTTTAACAGCTGCTCTTTGACGGTGCAACCGTAGTTTTGATAAAAATACCCATTCACGGGGGTTGCCAGCCAATGATTGACCATGGCAGCAATTGTTTTGGCATCAATCATGCGCTGACCTCCTTGGCGTATGGGCTATGCAGCAATAAAAATCCAAACGCCCAACAAAATATTAAGCCTCCGCCAATCACGATGAGTAATATATTCAATCCAATCGCACCGATGCCCCACATATTTGCACGCCATAGCAGATGACTAAACCGCCACAACAAAAAAGCGTAAGCCGCAACCAATGGTGCAGTTAGCCAAATCGCGGTTTTAAGCAAGCGTTCAATGGCCAATGCCAGTCGCGCCCGATCCATGCGCTTGTTGATTTGTTCAAGTTGGGTTGGCACGGCTGAAACCAACCATGATAGCCAAAACCATAGCCAAAATGACAAGAAGGTGTCTATGATATAGTCATTCATGCTTTGCCCCAAAAGTGTTTGCGCTATTATCACCGCCAAACGACTGTCATCTGACCCTATGTTCCAAAAATGTTCCAAAAATGTTCCAAAACAAAAAACCCACCGATTAGGTGGGCTTGTATGTATCAGCTGATTAATACTTTTGAATCATATCAGTCACCGACAAGCGCAGCTCCATATCCTCATCCCACAATCGATACTCTTCAGTGTCCGATAACTGCCAATCCATGTTATCCGCCGTCACCATGCTTGCCATGTCTTCATAGAACATGTCAGCAGCCACGATGGTTTGTGCGTCATCTATGCCGCGATAAATACGCTCAATGTATGAATCGGTTTCATCGCCTACGTTATAATCTTGACGGCGCAGCACGTCCTTTAAAGCCCACCAATACACGCCATATTGGCGGTAATGGCGAATATTTTTTTTAAGGCGTTGATAAATCACGCCAGCAGCAAATTCCACAAAATCCGCGTTTGGCTGATTATCCGCAAGGTTTGCCTGCGCTTCAGCGGTTTTATCCGCTAAAAATTGTGGTTCAAATTGATAGTACATGTTAGCTCACCTTTTTTATGGACAGTTGATTGGCCGCAGCTGGGTAATCTTGCACCAGTTTGGTATAGGCTTGATACGCTATCAACCATCGCTCATTTTCGCCATCCCAATGCGCATAACCCCCAATGTGTTTAAACTCTTTCTTTTTTATGCCGTACTTTTTGGCATAGTCTTTGATTTCCTCTTTCCATTTTCTAGTGTTGCCTGTGATGCCTACAGTATCAGTGGATTGTAAATCGGCTGTTTGGGCTTTGTTTGCCTTATATTTTTTAGCCGTATCGTCTAGGTAAAACCAAAAATGATATTCATTGCCAATCGTTCTGTTTGGTCTGCCAATGTTTAACGCCATATACAGTAATTCATCTTTGTCCTGCTCGCTGATATTGGGTATCAAATCTTGGTCGGCTTTGATATAGTCATTATACAGCTTATTTGACAAAGCGGTAATATCATCGCTTGAATAATCGTCTGGCAACCCATTAATCGCATCACGCACCGTCACCAAAAAATTTTCGGGCTGTTTGGTCAATCGGCGATAAAGTCTAATATTGTTTAGCATGGTGTCTGCTACTTCAATCTTGATTTGCCGACTTTTGATAAACTCTGATAAAGCGTTTAAGATGGAAATATCGTTAGAAATGCCGTTTATGATAAGTAATGGCAAAACATGGTTTGATGTATCGTCTTGCAATTTGTCGAATTGTGTGGTACTCTTTTTACCAAGAGTTGTGGTGGCCTGAGCGTTAGCCAATGTTGTGCTATCCGAATTGCCATTTTGGTGAGAGGGCGTAGCAACTCCAAGAACCATATTGTCAAATATGGTTCTTTTTTTGTCTAATGCTTTGAGGTTTTGACTTCCTCCCCTCCCTAAAGTGAGGGGATTCCTTCTGCAAGACGGTCAAGCCCGACCGCAAACCTAAGACAATGGCAATGCCGCCCGACACACGGTCAAGTTCTACGCTGTCAATAATCGCATTATCGGGTGATGTGGCGGTAAATACGCCCGTTCCTGCTGATGGGTCAAGGACACGCCCACCATTAAAGCCGAGTTCACGGGCTAAATCCCACATACTGCTTGCCAATTCCATTGGCGTGTAGTATTCGTATTGACTGCCTGTTTTGCCCTCATGATTGACGATGCCACCGCCATTGCCCGTGTATTTGGCAAGGGTGGTCAGCTGCTCTGTTGTTAGGTCATCGCGAGTCAAGCCTTCATTTTGGATTTTGTTAAGCAAAGCTATTGCTTCGTCATTAGCTTTTTGGCGCGCTCTCATATCGACATTGCCGTTACGGTTGGTAGGCTTAACGCCTTGACGGTTAAAAATAGGAGTTTGGGTTGCTTGAAGCTCCCATCCCTCAGCTAAATCATCAATGCCTTTTTCAAGGTCATACACAACCTTGCCTGCTTCATCTTTTACCATCAAAATAAGTAATGGCAAAACATCGTTTGTGGTGATATCGTCTTGCAATTTGTCGAATTGTGGGCTATTATTTCCATTAAAGGTTGCCATGAATCCGAGCGATAACCATTTTGTGTTATCCATAACACTATCAAAGTGTGAGGGTGAAGCAACCTTTTTTAATGCCTTGAGATTATAGCCAGCATAAAACAAATCACTTTCATTTTCACGCTCACAAGCCTGTACTTCTGCAAATACCTTATATCCATTTTTTAATTCAACCCATTTTCTATATGGATGAAATGCGATTATTGACTTATCGGCTCTATCATGGTCTGATAATTCACGGCCCATAAATTCGCCTTTGGCGAAAATCTGTGGGATATAAGGCAAGCATTTAACCAAAATATCATTTCTTTTCACATTGTAGGTGATATGACCTATAGTATCCTTGCTATTAAAATGCACAACTTTGCCATCAATGGTTTTAACGGTTTTCCCCAATAAATTGTCTCTTATCCAATCTTTAGCAGTGCGTTTTCGCGCGCCTTGCCCCATATCCTGCGTGTCATCAATATCAATTTTGCTTAACTGCTCAATATCATCATCAGTCAGCACATCGGTTTGCTGTGCCAGCAACAGCCGCTGCAATTCATCCAATGCCAAAAAATAATCGCGGTTATTCAGTGCTGGCAATTTTGCCAAAATATCTTGTACAGTTACAGTCTGCATGATAAAAAAGCCCATCAACGGTTGGTTAATGGGCTTAACTTAGCATAACGACAAGATGGGGTTGTGGGGCTGTTCCGTCAAGCAATGCGTTGTGATTTTAACGTCTCAAGCTGGGTTTGTAGCGTCTGTTTTTCCTGCTCTTTTTGTACAATCTGCTGGTCAAGTTCGACCGCTTGCGTCTGTAGCACCTCAATTTTCTTGGCAATGCTCAAACTGGCGTTGCGCGTGGTATTGACCTGTTTGACCTTGATGGCGGCTTGCTTTTTGTCAAACGCGGCTTGTCCTTGACTGACCGCCGCGGCAACCTCATCAACGGATTTGTTAAACGACGGCTTGTAGGTGTTGTCAAAATCGCCCGTGATTGGTAGCTGCTTGCCGTTTATATCAATACGGTAAATATCAAAATCGCGCTTGCTGTCTTTTAAGTTGCTTTTGTTTTCTTGAGCATTAAGCGGCGCAATGCTGCTGATTTTGGTTTTTTTGGTCAAGGCGATATCTGTGTTGGCATATACGCGCACATACGCGGTTACAACCTGCCCATTTTCAAGGTTAAAATCCACAGGCATGGCAGATACGCCTGCCACGCGCTTAACCTTGTTAAATACGGTCGCGACAACTTTTTGCTTGGTTGATTTGGCAAGCCGTGCGCCAAAGTCTTTAATCAATGAGGTTTTTTCGGTAATATCGGTCAGCTTCATAACATATCCTCAAAAAAATTTGTTAGCAGTTTACGCCAAAATGCGCCAAGTGCGGTAGGGCTGTGCCATTAACCGCCATACAACGCTTGTATGTCGGCTTTATCCCATGCGGTGCGTGAAACAAGCGTGATTTGGCACTTGATGCTAATGCGTGAGCCGTCGCTCGTCATTGGCGCGGTAATGGGCGCAGATAGGCTTTCAATCACCAATGGGCTGTACGTCTTGCCGCCATATTTAAGCGTCACCGCAGGCGGCACAAGTGATGGGAAAAAGCCTTGCAAGCCTGTCGCGTCACTGGTTAAGCCGCTAACCAATGCCGACTTGTCCGCCAGCAGTTCGGGGGCTGTCCATTCTTGTAATTTTTTAACGGCTGCCTCAACCTCGGTTTTGGCGTTCTCCCATGCGGCAAATACCAGTGTACCTGTGATGCGCACGCTATTGGACGATGTGTAGATTTGGTAGCTATTGATTTTGGTGAATGTTGAACGCCCCTTTAGCCCCTCTAGTGTGCCAAGTAAGGTGTTGTTTTGGGCAGCAGTGTCCCAAAATCCGCCTGCCTGCCCGCCACTGCCGCCTGCTTGCGTCTCAGGTGGTTTAACGGGTGCTGCTCCCAAAACATCGGTCAAGGTTTGCACTGTCAAGCCCGATTGCAACATGCCCATTAAGTTTGGCATACGCCCCTCGGGATTGGATGATTCAAAGGGCGTGGAATACTGGTTCTCAAGCGCAAACTCGCCATCCTCCAAGACAGCGATGACTGTGGTTGCGTCTGCTGCTGCTGTAAGCTCGCCTGTCGCGTCGTTTTTACTGGGCGCAAGGCTAATGCTTGCCAGCAGATGGGGATTCAACCCGTTGGCTTGTAGATGGGTTGCACCCAGTGTGCCGCTTTGCGTGGTGCGCGGTGCACGTTTGGTGATAACCAAATCAACCATCACGCCACCTCACTAAGCCAATGCGTATCAAGATAAGCACGAATTTCGTTGGCGGCATCGCGGTCATCATCTACCAAGGTAGCGATGTGGGCAAAATCTAAGCCCATTGGGTCTTGCCTACCTGCCTGTAAATCCGCTAGGATTTGGCTAAGCTCAGTTATCCGCTCTGTCTCACCATCAGCCAGCCAATCATTACCGCGTTCCAACGCCTGATTTAGGTCATTGGTGTACAAATAGTCCTCAATTTCTCCGTTTTCATACAGTGCCAGCTCAAAATCTGTGGAGGCATCTTTAGCTGAATTGCCATCGTTATTGATGAATTTGCCGCCAATTTCGGCGCGGCGATTGCCATTTCCTTTTTCCGCTTGAAACGTGCCTAAGCTTGCGTGTCGGGCTTCAATGTAGGTAGCATAGCCCATACGTTGCGCCATGGCATTCATAGCGGCTAGGCGTTCTTGGGTCAGTGGCTTACGATTTTCCCAATCCTCGGCATTTTGTTTAACCTCGGGGTCATCGTTGGCATATTGCGCAAATGGATTGTCGGTTGAGTAGGTAGGCGCGTCGTTCATGCCTAAATCAAAGCGCAGTTCATTCTGCCGTTTTAGTGCTTTAATCAAGCCAATGCCGCCTAGACTTGCCTTGCTCTTAATAATACCCTTTAGTTCTCTAAGGGCTTTAATTTGTGCCATTCCTGTTAGCATAATTTTTCCTTACGATGTTGCTTTATCAAGTGCCGCGCTGATAATCGCCAACGCTTGCGCCAATAGCGGGTCGTTTTCGTCTTTTTCGCCAATCGCTTCTAGTCGGTCGTAATCCACGCCATCTAAGGGGTCTGTTTTACCGCTTACAATATCATTTAAAAATGCGATATCGTCGGCGGTATACGCTGGATGGGGCTGGGTATTTGGTTTTGGCTCTGCGGTTAATGTTCGATTACTCAGTGGGGTTTTAGCCTCCCATTGCTTGACTTCATCAAGCACTTTTGCTATCTTGTTTTTGAAGTCCGCAATCGGGGTTTTCAGCACTTGAGCTTGCTCATCTGAAACCAACTGCCCTGCGGGCTTTTCTTTTTCTTCAATTTCTACTGCTTCAACAGAATAGATTCTTGTGCCTTCGTTGGAGTGCTTGTACTCAATGACCGTAATCATTACAGGAACATACGCACCCGTTGATTCATCAAGCATGATGCTACCTAGGCGGTGAACGTGCTCTACGTTTATACGATTTTTTTTATCGTCATGGGTGACCTTAATAATCGCTCTTTCAAACAAAATATCAATATTTGCTACCGCTTGTGCGTGTAGGCGTGGTGTTGCGGACTGTTCGGTTGCTTTTTTGCTGCCTAGTTTTCCAATGGTGTTGCCGCTTATCGTTGCCTCCATTGCAAATTTTTGATTTATGAATGATTTACCAACTAACGGCTTTATCAAGGCCTGCGCCTCAGAAACACTATCTGCATGGCGCGGCATGATAGCTTGTTGTAGCAAACTAGCTTGATTAGACGCATCTGAAGTATATCTCTTGCCGCCACCCATATTCAAAACGCTGCCATCTTGCAAGCCATTGGCATCAATGCCCATATCGATTAACGTTTTTTTGAGGTAATCAGCCAGTGTTTCTTTAAATGGGTTAAAATTACCGATTGCCGACCCGATATCAACACGTATCGATTCAGACTTTGGCTCGCCTCCTGCCTCGGTGTAATTTAATGTGATACGGGTTTTGTCATAGCCGTTTTTAGGAAGTTTGCTTTCATCATAGTCATACAATGCTTGCAATTCGCGTTGCAAATCGTCAAGACTGTAGAAATCACGACCTTCTAAGCTGTCACCCTGCGACGCTTCCGTCCACTCAACCGTTACGCTATCTAGCGTACCTTCTATGCTCACCGTCAATGGTTGGCTATTGGTGGTTTTATTTCCGCTCGCCGCCACACGATTAAAATATTCGTAATTGGATAGCTTATCTTTAAACTCGTCAATATTGTTTGACACCCAATCAACGCTGCCTTGATAAGTGTTTGGAATTTTAGGCAAACTAAGTTGTTTGATTGTGGCGGCAAAACGCGTATTTTGGCGAAGCTCCCTTGATATACTTAAGTCGCCTTGCATGACACCATTGATAATCTTAGCAATCTCAATACGGTTTTCGGTGTCTATTTTGGCAAAATCGCCGTCATAGCCCCATGCATGAGACAAGGCTTTATATTGACTTTGATATTGTGGGTAAATTTTTACCGAACCACTACCCCATTCGCTTGTCAGTTCAGTTGGCGTGCTTGCTGCCTGTGACGCTTCACTCACCGCCACCCCCTGTCCGTCTGGTATGATTGGTTGCATTTTTTCAGGCGAATCTGTTATGATATTAATGGCTTGCTCTGAACGATGGAAATTTTCGCCTGCCACGTGAGCTAGATTGAACGCTTTGTTCTTTTCTTGCAAGTGAAGATGAGGGATACCTGATATGTCGGGCTGGCGGCCCTCCAGAGCAAGTTTCTCCGCATATGCCTTGGCTTTCTGAATGGTGCCTTTCTTAACAGGCATAAAATTATAAACGACGACTGTATTATCCTGCACTGATAATCCCAAGGCCATCATGGCATCTTTTGACTGGCGGCTTCGCGGTCTAAAATCATTGAACAATGCCAACGCTCTTGAATGCTCTTGGTGGTTAGGCAAAATTTCATCGGGTAAAATGTTTTCGTTTAATAACTTACCTAGCATTTCGCGCGCCATCGCCTCGCCACGGCTAGCAAAAATGTGTTGCATGGCATCTGCGGTAATATAGACACAATCTAAACCCATATGATAGTTTGGCAAATAAGCCACCAATTGTTGTTTCAAATCTTGTGTTAATGTCAGCAACTTGAACGCTTTTTTTGGCAATGTATCGTGAAAGTTTGGATTGGTAATAAACTGGTTGATAAAATCCCAAATTTCTTGCCGATCATGGTCAGAGAAGTAACCATCACCGCTCACCGCCACTGCTTCATCACTCAAGCGAAAATCGTCAATTTGCTGTTTCAAATCAGCAATATCGGCATCTAACTGGGCAATGGTGGCCATTTTATCATCTACCAGTTTTTGCGCTGTCGCTATTTTCTCTTGGTTTTGCGCCTTTTTCATCTGCGCTGCAACAAAACGTTTGCTGTTTTTGGCGGCAACTTTCATGATGCGGCTGGCTATCACATCATATCTGACCTTGTCGCTTTGTTTGGGCGATACCGCTGCGGTCACATCCTTTTTGTTAAGTAGCCATTTCCAGCTCACCATCGTGTCGTTAGCCGCTAGTTTTTTCGGGTCGGCATCGGGGTTATGAAAGATAATGCTAAACGTTTGACCATCGGACAAATCAAACTGCATGGCAACGTTTGCCACACCTTGTCGCTTAAACGGCTTGGTGGTGGTAACATTCGTTACCGTCAAATCACCAACCGCATGATGACCCAAGGCGGTGAACAGACGGTCGCCCATCGCGTCTAGGCGGCTGTAGGTTTCCATTAAGGCATCAAAACCCAACTCGGTCGCACCCAAATCTGCTAGCAATTCGCGCATATCAAGCTTGGCAGTCAAGCCGCCAAACGCGTCGTGTTTTTGTAGGTCGAGTAATAAGCGGCTATAGTCGCTGCCGTGTGAGACAAGGTTTGCACCGTCCCACATGACGTTATCAGCGGTCACGCGGTTTTGCTCGGCGCGTAACATCTTGCTGTTGATAATGGGCAGGTAGTAGCCTGTGTCTTGGCTGGGATTATTCATCAATCGGGCGATAGTTTCTGAGCTCCAGCCGTTTTGTGGGGCAAAATCTAGGCTCATATCATCAAACTGCGCACTGTCATTGACAACCACGGTGGCATAGTCTGCGCCTAAATAGTCAAATTGGCTTAAAGCAAGGTGTGCGGCATGGTCGTCATCGTCCGCTCCCACCACCGCCACGCTGTCAATGTACTTATGGCTGCCATCAAACAAGTTTAATACCGTGTAGTGGTCATCACCGCTGCCCACGCTTGCATCAAAGCCTAAGCCATCAAAGCCTGCTTTATCAGCAATAAGCACAGGCATAGCGCGATAACGCCCATCAATCACCCCGACTTCATAGCGACTGTAGCGGCGTGTGCCATCGGGGGCGGTAATGTAGCTGTTAGCTTGTTGTAGTGTTTGATAATGCTGCATAACAAATCCTTGCGATACAATATAGATGGCTTATTATTAAACAGAACATCAAGGCAGGTTGTGGGGTGTTCCAACCCTTTAAAAACAAAAAACCCACCAATTAAGGTGGGCTTTTGGCAATCGCAGACAATCAAGCTTGTTTGAGCTGTGCCATTTGCGAACGCATGGCGGCAAGTTCTGCTTCAAGGCGTAACTTTTCTGCCACCACTTGATTGAATTTTTTGCGATGTTCGGCATCGGCAAAACGCTGCAACACCAACTTGGCAAGCGTTTGATAGCCCACACCTTCTGCCTGTCCAATCAGTTTTAGGTCTTCAATTAAGGTGATAGGCAAGCGGATTGATATGAGTTGCGTTTTATCACGCCCCGTGCCATTAAGCGCGGCTCGTCGTGCGCCCGTTTGATTGGTCTTTTTGGCATATGCCATTTCTGCACCGATTTCCCGATTTTCCCAGCGTTCGCTGTCGGCAAATACGATGGCTTCAAAGTCTTGGTCGGTCATAATTTTACCTTTTAAATAGATTACCACATCAGTAATAGTAATCTTTGCCCGTCAAGGCATTAAATAGCGTAATTTCTGCTGTATTTGGCTCATAGGCGGATTTGACATAGAAGGTTTGTTTTTCCTCTTGAAACACAAAACATACCTTTAGCAGCCTGCCTTTATCAGTGTATGCCAAAAACCACAACGTCGGAGGCAAGGTTTGGTGCTGTTCGCGAGTGTCTTCTAGGTCATCGCCATCATCGCTGTTGTAAAAACACTCTATGACCTCCTGTTCGGTCACCGCATGTTTTTCATTCAACTTTGCCAAAATCTTAGGCGAAATCACAAAACGCGGTTCGTTATCTTGAGGCTGCGTCATCAGTATTAAACCTATACATCTTTTGTATATACGTTATTATTATAATAACCCTTGCTGGCTATAAATTCAACTGGTATTATTGTATATACAACTAAATCGGACTGCCCGTGCCTGTTCTCACGCCCCCGTGACGATGACCTTTTAGCGACTTGCCACCGCCAACCACGTCCCCACTGGCGGTGATTTTGCCCGACACATTTTGATCGCCCGATTGCTCAAGGCTGCCTTTGTGGGTAATGTCGCCATTCACCACCAAGTGCGCATTGATAGTAAACGTTGGCGTGTTGGCAGTAATACTGCTATCGGCATTGATTAACCCGAATTCGACATAAGAAAGGATAAAAAAAAGAAGTCCAATATGCTAAAGTAAGTTCACCACAAACAACCTAGCCAAGGACTTCTTACATGGACAATCTCGAAGCACTTTACTGCCACATAGACGACTACTGCAAAACCTACACAGCCGAGCAACAGAAGAAAATGCTAACGCTAAAGCGAAAAAGCAGTAAAAAGACCCGAAACAAACCATGCTGCATCAGTTTAGCAGAAATCATCACCATCTCGGTACTATTTCATCAAATCAGATACCGAGAATTTAAAGCATTTCACTATGGCTATCTGTGTCAATGGCTAAAAAGTGCCTTTCCAAGACTACCAAGCTACAACAGAATGGTAGAACTGATGGAAAAAGCCGTACATCCCATGTGTGACTACTTGAAATTCTTAATGCAAGGCAACTGCACAGGGATAAGCTACATTGACTCAACCAGTCTAGCTGTGTGTGACAACCACCGTATCAAACGCCACAAAGTCTTTGCCGACACTGCCGCACGCGGCAAAAGCAGCATGGGCTGGTTTTATGGCTTTAAACTGCACGTCATCATCAATGACCAAGGAGAGCTTGTCAATCTCACCGTCACAGCAGGCAATGTGGATGACAGAAAACCTGTGAAACAACTGTGCGATATGACCGTATTTGGTAAACTGTTTGGTGATAAAGGCTATATTGATAAATCCCTAACTGCTTGGCTGGATGAGCATTTGGACGTTGAGTTGATTACCAATGTCAAAAAGAACATGAAAGCTAAGGACATTGCTTGGTTAGATAAGCGATTACTCAAACGCCGTTTCTTGATTGAGACGGTGTTTGATGAGTTAAAGCATATTTGCCAAATTGAGCATTCAAGACACCGTAGCCCTGCTGGGTTTATGGCTAATTTATTGGCAGGGCTGATTGCTTATTGCCACCAAACCAAGAAACCTACACTAAAGAATGTGCTGATTGGGCATTCCTTACCGCAGGTTGCTTAGTTTGTGATAGCTTTCAATGAGTTAGGCTATGGCTTATGTCGAACTGGGGTTGATTAGGATATTTTGCCGCGCCAGTAGTTCAATATTAGCTTGGCGTATGCGGCGCACATCCACCATCGCGCCCTCACTATGACTGCGATAAAATGCGATAATCGGGCACGCCATGTCGCCATTCTCAAAAAAAACCCAACAATCCGCACCTGCCAACAGCTCGCGCTCGGTGTCCTTATCATCATCGCCGATTGGATAAGCAAGTAAAGCGGTTAAACCGTCAGACGCGCCATCGGTTAAGCCTGCAATGCTGATCTTGGCGGTGCGTTTGTGCTTGTCATAACTTAGTAGTTTGGCTGGATAAAAATAAGGGGTCATTTTTTGATGCCTGCTATACGTTTTTCTGCTATCTCAAAATCAATCAAGCGTCCACCACCTGCGCTAACCATGCCTTGGTAGCCCCTACACTTGCGCCGCCCAATGCGCCCGTATCAAACCGATGCGCGACGGTCAATAGCGCGTAAACCTCATTGCCCACCTGCACCGTCTTGCCTGCTTGTAATTCATCATCCATTGAGCGCAGCAGCACTCCATGGGTAATTAAAACGCGCTTTAGATTGCCCAGTTCCCGTTGGTCGGTGCGCGGCATGTAGTCCACGTGTTTGCCCTCAAGCGTCTGTCCGACAATCTGCTTGCCATCATCGGCAACCGACAAAAAATTGGTATTCTGTCTTGCCACCTGTGTGGGATTTTCCACCCACTGAATTTGGGCAGGGTCATACTTGCGGATGGGCGTTTGGCTCATCAACGTCTGTATGCGTCGGGCGTTTGCCGTCTTGTTGTCCGCGTCATACACCATCACCGCAGCTTCTTTTTGCAGTGCCAATGCCAAGCGTATCGTTGGCATCTGCCCCTTTAGGCACACAAACTGCCTAAGCTTGATATCCTCACTAAAACGCAAGCGCGCACCTAGACTTTGATAAGCTTGCGCAATGCTGATATCATCATGGATGGTTGCGCGTTTTGTGACCGATAGCAGCGGCACACACCCTGCCAGCACTGCAATGACAGCAATGCCGCCTAAACGTCTGCCATCTTTGACCGCATTGTTATTGACCGCGTGCGCCTTGACGATTTCAAACATCACACCATTGACCAAGTGCAGCGTCTTGCCCACAACCAACTGTGCGCGCAACGCCTTGGTGGCATTGACCGTAAGTTCAAGCGTGACAGGCACGGGCACAAGGTCATAGCGCAAAATTGCCGACAGCAAGTTTGCGCCATCTATCGCTTGACCATCGGATAGGTAAATGACCATAACTGACTTTGACCAACCGTAGTTTTGGTGCGTATCGGCTCACCTGTCACCTCAACGCTAAACGGGGCGTGACAAAACGCCTCTTTTTTCATCTGCTCAAGTGCTATCTGATAAATTTGGTTTGCCTCGCTTGATGACAGCCCAAACGCTTGCACGCCCAACGCCTGCGACCCCTCCATGCGTCGCGCCTGTAGCAGGTCACAATGCGCGCGTATGACAGGATAGACAATAGCCCACTCATCGGCTAGCAGATTGGTATCAAGCGTAAGCGACATAAACAAGGGCAGTGCCACATCCTTTTGGTACTCGGCATCTAGCCGCGCCCAACTTGCATACAATCGCACCGAATCTAGCGCGATTTGCTCGACATCCTCAGGCAGCAGCGAATAGCCGCTTGTCAGCAGCTCATCGTATAGCCAGCTTGCCACATCGCGCAAACTGCCTGCCTCCGCCCGTGGAAACTGCTGAATGTCAGACGGGTGTACTACCTCTAGGCGCATTAAATACGCCCCGTATAGCCGTTAATATTGCGTATGCCCGTTTGATTAAACACACCGCCTTGCGCCAAGCCAATCAAGCCGCCAACCGCCGCATTAATGGCATTGGTCTTGCCGCCACGCGCTTTTAGCGTGTTGTTGATTTGGTCAAAGGCACTTGCACCTGCCGCGCCAAGGTCTGCGTTTTGCCCAAAGTACATATAACGGATACTGCCGTTCACGCTCAGCACCTGTGAGCGTGAAGCCGAATCAATCTCGCCGCCACCATCGCTAAAGGTGATGGTGATATCAAAAATTCGGTAATCGGTCACGGCACTGGCAAAGCCATCACTAATACCAAAAAACACATGTGCGGCATCCAAAAAGCCGCCATTATCCGCCATCGCCTGCGCAAAGTCACCGACGGTGTTTTTCTCGGTTTCAAGGATAGTCAAAGATGATTCAAAACTGGTTTTTGGCACGCCCGAAACGTGAGCCGCCAAGCCGCCAGCATAGTCCACATCAGCCGCGTCATTGTTGGTGGCAATCGGCTTTTGAAAGTTGGTAATCAGCAAGCGCAAATGCTCAAAACCGTCTGGCACAAGCACTGCATTGCACGCCAGTGCGGCTGCACCAAGTTCTTTGGCGGTTTCATATTCGCGGCGATAATGGGCATAAGTGGGGAGTGAGTTTTTCATAAAAAAATAGCCTCAAAGGATGTTTAAGGCTATTGTGCTATGCCGTAAAACCGTGCGATTGGGGGTGTTCCAATTCCGCTAGCGTTTGGCAGGCGACTTGGCAAACAGCCCGTATGGCGCAATCACTTGAAACGTCACTTGGGTTTTGGCAACCTCGCTTCTGCCCGATGATGACAGCGACGTACTAAACGACTTAACCGCCACCAAATAATCTTTGGGTACAGATTTTTGCTTGCCCAACAGCTTGATGGTGAGTTTAAACGTATAGTGTTTGGGCTCGGTCATTGTGCCGTCTGCCCGATACGCCAAGCCTTGGCAAATCCCTGCCGACTTGGCGATATCGCCACCAGCGGTTTCAATAAAAGTAACCTCTATGCTCTCTAAGCTGTGCTGGGTGAAGTGATGCAGCTGCCACGCGCCAGCATAAAAACTTTCGTTCTCACTGCTACCGTTGGTCAGTTCAACATCGGTTGCCAACCACGCCAGCGGAAAATCACCGCCAAACCACGAGGCATTGCTTGCAATGTGATAAATGTTTTGCAATTCAATGGCATATTGGCATTGTAGCAACGTGCCCAGCCCATGCAGCCGTTGGTAGTGCTTGTTTGCCTCAACCGCGCTGATACCAAAATAGGCGTTGTGTTTGGTGGTGCTTAGTGCCTGTCCGCCTTGTTCAAACTGCCCTTGTTTGGCGGAATCAGACAGCGCGCGCACGGTTTTAACCGCGCGTTTAGTGGTCTTAGCCTTCATCGTCGTCTGCCTCGTCGTCCAAATCATCGCCTAGGTCATCGTCCGCTTCATCGTCTAAATCGTCGCTTTCCGCGCGGCTTGCCTCATCATCCAAGCCGCCCATACCCATCGCGCCCTGCCCCATCATCCCACCGTCTGTGCCATCGGGCGGTGCGGCTAGCAGGCTTTCCGCAAGTTTTTTGGCGCTTTCAAAGTCTTCACCTGCGTCATTTTCCAAAATAAGCTGGGTTGCCTCTTTGGGTAAGCCCAATTCGTGCAGCATTTGCAGCATTTGCACTTTAAGCATGGCGGTGTTAATACGCGTCTGCTTGTTGGTCAGTGCCTCGGTGGCGGCAGCGGACTGGTCTGAATAAAAATCAAACTGCCACGGATACTCACCATCATAAAAATAAGCTTGATAGCGCAAAGCAAAATGCAGTGCCATCAAGTCATTAAAGCTGTCAATCAAGGCTTGCCGAATCAGCATAGAGCGTCGCATGATTTGTGCTGACGTGTGAAAACTTGCCCCATCTCCCAAGCCGCCTGCCAACATATCCGCCCAACCCATTAGCGATAAATCCATGCCCAAGCCACCAGCCACGCGACGCAAATTCAACATCAGCGTGCTATCATTGAGTGGGGCAACGCGCTGGGACAAATCGCCCAACGGTGTGATGGTCTGTTTACTGCCCCATGTGGGCAAAACGTGGTAGTTTGTACCAAAGATTTCCTCACCGCCTTCAAACGCGGCTTTAATGCGGTCACGGTAGTTTTGTAGCATTTGCACTAAGCCTGCCTTGTAGCGTTTTTGCTGGTCGGGCGGCATACCTTCCATATCCACCGTTAAAAACGCCTGCTTGACGCTATCGGCAATTTGTTGATTGTTGAGTGCCAGTAGGTTTAACATCGCGTCACGCCACGCGCCCTCAACAGGATACAAAAACGAACCGCCCACCGCGGCAGGCAATACAGGCATATCAGCTTGTACGTCGTATTCCAGCAACCGCGCTTTTAGCCACTGTCCAAGCGGTGCTTGCGGCACATACTCCACGCGCGGCATTTTCACGCGCAGCATTTGTAAAGGGGTGAGTTTTGCCAGCACGTTTGTCCAGTCGTCCATCTCAAGCGCAAAAAAACCCACCGTGCGCCCACCTTGTTCAAACGCCTGTATCAGTGGCGGCTGCGTATATTGGTCGTTGATTAAATCCACCACGCCTTGTTGCTTGTGGCTATAAATCCGTGCATAGCTGTCACCATAGCCAATCGCTTGCCTTGCTAGACTAAATGCCATGCGGTTAATCAACGGGGTCATGCGCCGCGCCTCACGCTCGACTTGTTCGCGCAGTTTTTTGGCACGCACGCCTTTGCCACGGATACGCTCATGGGGCGTGATAAAAATAACCTCGCCCGTTGTCTCATGCCCACCCAATGCCGCGGTCACATGTAGCGACAATGCCTCAGCAATCTGTGGGTCAGCTTGCATAACCTGCCACTGGGTATAAATTTGCTTGCGCGTTCGTGGGGCATTTTCAGACGTGGGGAATGTGCCAAGCTCAAATTGCGTGACTGCGTCAAACCGTTGGTCTAGCTGTTTGATGTTGGGCAAATGCTCACGGTGCGCATTTTCGCGCTGGGTGATAAGCATGTTAGCCATAAAGTTTGCAAGTTTCATAATCGCGCCAAAAAGTTGTTATTTGGGCTATTATGACGCGTGGCTGGTGGGATTTTGGGGAATTGTTCCAAACAAAACCCCTCAATAGGCGAGGGGTTTTGGATTGGGGGCGAAATCAGTCACTAAAACGCATTTTTGTTATGGCGGCGCAGCGACATATTTTGCAAGTTTTTTTGCTGTTTGTCGGATAGGTGCTTATATAGGTTGCGCTTAATACCCTTTGCCAAAGACTTCATTTGTTTGCGAATGGCAGTTGGTGTGGCTGCCTTCTTGCGCGCTTTACGCAAGCTGGCTTTTTGCTTGCCCGATAGCACCACATGACCGCCAATGCGCTTATTTACCACATCCACTTTGCCGTTGCGGATGACCTTAACGGCTTTATACGTCACTTTATGCCCGTTAATTTCTTTGGTGGTCTTTTGTCCTGTGCGCGGCTTTTTCTTTTTTTGCCCGTCAAACATTGCCCCATCGTACATCGCCCCATCATACAATTCCTCGTACGGCTCATCGCTCAAATCATAGCCAAATGCAAAAATTTGGGCAAACTCGTCCAATGGGTCGCCATCATCGGGTAGGTTTTCAACAACCGTTTGGCACGCGCTCTCAATGGCGGTATCAGCGACATCGGCATCCATGCCGAACATGTCATCAATCACGCCATCATCAACGCCAAGGCTAGAAAAAGCATCCGCCACATGCGCAGATAATGCCGCCTTGACCAACGGGTCAATATCATCATCGTCATCATCGCCCAATGTTTCAAGCATTAGCGCGTCCAACAGTTCGCTGGGCAGCATTTCATCCTCAGGTTCAGCGTCCTGCCCTTCTGTGACCAGCAAGGCAAGCTGCAAAACCACGCTCAATGCCGCCAAACGCATGTTACTGGTAGCGGTGATTTCGGCACGCTCACTGATTGGATCGTAAGTGATTTGCTCGGCTGCCTCACGAATGCCGTCCAGCTGTTGGCGTTCATGTGCTTGTTCGCGCAAGCGGCTGGCAAGACGGGTATTCATTCCAAATGACATAGTAGGTTGCTCCTATTTTACAATAGTGGTTTCAAGATAAGCTTGACGCACCGCACCTTCGGGGCGACGTGCCAGTTTGACGTTTACTGCCTCAAAGGGCTTTTCGGCATTTGGGCTGATTTCTAGCGCATAATACCGCCCAGCCAATTCTACCGATTCTTTGAGCAGCCCTGCCGCCACACAGGCGTCCAAAAACCGCTGGCAGTCGCCATACACGCGGCTTAAAAAATCATCCATGGGCGCAAGCATATGCCGCTTGATGATGTCAATTACACCATTGGCGGTAAAGGTTTCAATCTCAGCGGCATTCGCCAAGCGCAACGCACTGGTTGCACTGCTGCGCTGGGTCAAGACATCGCCATAAATCCAGCGTGATTGGTTTTGGTAGCGTTCATTTAGCACCACAATCACATGCGCAGCTGCCAGCGCGTTTTGCGCCTCCTCATCCAAATTAACCTCATCCATCTGCTTCATGCCGCGAAAATCAATCGGGAACTCATAGCCAGCCACAGGGATATGCAAAGGCGGAATGCCATTGACGTTGCGCAAGGCGTTACGCAACAAATGCTTGCCAAGATAATCGCCCACACAAGGTCGCCACTTTTGACGCGACAAAATCCCCGATGTTTCGCCCGGGCGGCATTTATTTGGATTCCATAGCACGCGGATGCGCTGGTCATTGAAGTTTAAGCCCTCAACCAGTGCCGCCACGTTGCGCCAGTCAGTCATCTGCCCCACGTCAATGAACATATGAATGTTAAAATCCGCCATCACGCCTGCCAGCGCGTCAATCATTTCAAGGTCGGACACGTCCGTTACGGCAATGTAGTTGGGGTGTGGCGCAAACTTGGTCAGCATGTTGCGCACCTCAGTGGGGCTGATATCTGGCTGTAGCGGGCTTGCTGGCACATCAAACACCACCTCACGGGTGCGATAAGCATATAGGGTGTTCATCACGCCTGCTTGCTCTAGGGCTTGGCGGATGGTTTGTGCCTGTCCTGCGTCATAATACGTTTCCACCACGTCAAAAAAGTCAAACTCGCTGTCCAATGCGCCATAAAAGTCGAGTTTCTTGGCAATGTAGGCTAGGTTGTGGCTGTGGTTCTCCTCAAGTGCGTCAATACCGCCGCCTGTGTAAAGCCGCCCTGTCAAAGTGGTAATCACGCTGCCGTCAATTTTGTCTTTAAAAATTAGGTTGAATGCCAGTCCGTGAAGTGGGTCTATTGCACTGTGCAAGGGGTCATTGTCTGCCACCTCTTTGGTGTCTGTGACGCGCACCACCAATTCAGCGTTGTTGTCAAACACATAATTGCCCGTTAAGGCAATCTGCGCAAGAGCAGGGGCTGGGGTACGCGTTAGGCTTACGCCACTTTGCGTAACATTGAAATATAAGGTATCCATAAAATAAGCCTATCAAGTGAGATGATAGGCTTATGGTAGATTGGGTTAAAAGACGGGTTTAGGGGGTGTTCCGCGCAATGGTTGCGATGGTTAGGGTCATGGTGTGCCCATGTTTTTTAAAATATACATATCAAGTCGGACAGAGCCGTCAGAATTAAAAGTAACTCTTTCATCTGCATCCGCTACCATCAGCCCTGGCTGATAGTTGCTGTAGGCGTCGGCATATTTAAACTCTAAGACATGTCTTGTCCAGGAGGGCGAAAAAATACTCATATAGCCGCCCGCACCCTCAAATTTGCCAGATCGTCCTTGTACCATTTTAATATCCGTCCCAGCAATAGACCCATTGTTTGCTGCACCCACGATCTGATCGCGCATATCTACGCCATCAACGCGGAAATACTCATAAATACTGGGGTTAGCAACATTTTCGGCAATAAAATAATCATAAGGATTGCTTGGATCAGTGGCTGATAGCATAATAGGTGGAAGAGTAATATAAATGTCAGCCATGCCCCCATCAACGGGGGCTACCACTTTCCCAAAGGCGCACCCACGCGCACAACCCACAATTCATTGATACCCGTGCGAAACGCGTCTTGCACCGCCATAAAATCGGGGTTTGCCGCGTCAAATCCCAAATACGCGGAATAATTGTCTTTATTTACGCGAAACGGCGCACCCATAAAGCCGCGTTTAAATCGCCCCACAATCAAGCCATTGCTAATGCTTGATGGATTGTTGGTTTCTGACTTATCTTGTACACCTTGGTACTGAATACCAACGGCATCGCCTAAAATTTTGGTCTGAATCATGGTTATACCCCTTTGGCTGCATTAGCCCCGTGTTAGTCCTGTATCACCAGTTTATTGCGGTGTAAGTAGTTTAGCTGTCGGATGTTGTTAAGCACACGTTGGCGCGTGGCATAGCCGTTTAGATGAATAGCACTCACCTTGCCCGACACCAGTCGCGTCATGCTGGCAGTTTCTAGTAAATCTGCTGAATGGTTGTTTTTAACAAAAATCACGTTATCAACCTTCGGCAGAGGCTTGGCAGGCTTTGGTGTCACGGGTGTCACGGGCATGACAGGTGTGGGCTTAGCTTCGGGCTTAACTTCGGACTCAGCTTCGGGCTCGGCTTCTACTGTGGCTGCGTTCGTTGCCGCTGCGTCGGTTGCGTCATTCACTACGGATTGGGCGGTTTTGTCAGCCGCGCTGTCGGTAGTACTGTCAGCCGTCGCACTGCTGGTTTCACCGTTTTTTTCATCGCCCTTTTCGTCGCCATCTGTGCCTTGCCCCTCGTTGTCTTTGTTTTCTGTGGTGGTCTTGCGACGGCGCGTGGTTTTGGGTTTAACCTCGTCCACAGGTTCAGCTTGCGCCTCAGCGTCACGGCTTGCTGTGGTGTCTGCCGCTGCATTTTCGGCAGGCGTGGTCATTGCTAAGTCTTTTTCTTGCTGGTCTGTTTGTTGGTCTATTTGCTGAATTGCCATATCAATTCCCCTCATTGAGTATTTAAAAAGCCCATGGCGGTATCGACAACACCGCCACAGGAAAAAGGCTTACAGATTTGGTACGTTGATGATTTGGATAAGCATACCTTGGTTGGCATACATCGGATTGGGGTTGCGTTCTGCTGCCAAACGTGAGTACACGCCCACTTGCTCCTCGAACAACTCGGGATTTGCACTAAGCACGATTGGCGGCACCGCAGTCATACCGACAAAAGGCGACAATGCTGGGTCATTGGGACGCGGCAATGCCAAGATTTCTGCCGTGGTGGCTGAATTGGCGGCATCGTCAAACACGCCCAAACTTGGCGGCACGTAGTATACGTCTGTGCCATCATTGACTGTACCTAAGCGGTAGATGGTTGCGTTATCGCCATAGCTTGCGCCTGTTGGCTTAAACATATCCTCACCCAGCGTGTTAAAGTACACCGCACCCGCGTCTGATACAAAGTACATCATGCCGCCCACACCGCGGTTCATCTGACGGCTAAGTGCAGCCTTGGCTTTATACAAGCTGCCTTTGGCGGCTGCCAGTTTGCCTTCAACACTTGAGAACTCCACGCCTTGCTTGTCAAGGTCGATGATTTGCGTATGGTTGGCTTGCATAAGGCACGCGCGACGCGTTTCACGCAACAAGCGTGCGGTTTGCTCAAGATAGTATTTGTTTTGTACCACCGCCAGCACCGCGGCATTCCAAGTGAGGTTTAACTCATTGCGCATTTGAGTGATAGCGTCAATGGTTGCGCTCACTTTCACGCGTGATGGCGAAGCATAAATGCCGTATGATTCAAAGCCCATATCCACACCGGGCGGCGTCAAAATATAGTTGCCGTCGGCATCTTTGCGCTCATAGTCAAAGACAACTTGCACCTCAACTTCATCTTGCTGTGGCAAGTCAAACGCGCCATCAAACGTGACTTCCACGGTGTGATTGTCTAGGTCAGCCGTGCCTGATTGGACTTTGTATTTTTTGCCGTCAATATCCACCTCTTTGCCGTTCACGCCTTGTAGCACGGATACGCCTGTGGTGGTTGGGTGGCTCTTGTTCGCGTCATTGGCAACCATCACGCCTTTGACAGTAATCACCACACGACCGCCTAAGAAGGGAGCTTTTTTGGTGGTGGTATCTGCCTCAAACACGGTGGCGTTGTTGCTGTCTTGACGGGCGGTGTAGCCGACATGGATTGGTGTCTCAAACGTCGCGCCATTGGCTGTCATCACCAACGTGTGGCGGTTTTCAAGGTAAGGCAAGCCTGCTTTGTCACCGTCAATAAAATCACCGCGGCTAAATACGCCCATGCGGATATTGGCAGTGGTGCGCCCAAAAATCAGCGGCACTTCGTTTGAGCCAATCGGGTTTGGCAGCTGCGCAACAATCGGCAAGCTTGATGAAATCAGCGTCATCAAGGTGACTTGAATGGCCGCTGGTACGACTGACAAGGCTTCATGGTGGTCAAATGACAGCTTGTCAAATTGCTTTTTGGCTTCCACGTCGCTTGAGTGCTCGGTAAAGCCATTTAACGCCATTTGAAAGGCAGCCATAATGGTGCGCTCAGATGGCATGTCGCCACCGTTGCGCGCTTGGTAGTCCTCAATGCCAGCCTCTAAGCCATCAAAAATGCGGTTGATTGCCTCTGGGCGATTGTCCACACCTTTTGAGTTTAAAATAAGCTGCACGGTTTCGGGCAACTGAACGCCAGCGTGGTCTAGGCTGTCAAACGCCTGCATCACGCCCATGTTTTGGCGGCGGTTTTGATACTCACCCAAAAAGCGGCGAAAATTCTCTAGTTCGGGTTGTACCGCGTTTTGGTATGCTTTAACGACTTGCTTATCCATAAAATTTCCTCGGGATTAAACTGGATAAGCACAGTGTAAAGGGGCGAAATAAAGGGCTTTAGGGGGTGTTCCAAGGAAGGATTGGTCATGGCGCAATCGAGCTTGCCATTATATACATAAATGTATATGATAAAAAAATCAAGCAAGGTGACGCTTGCTTGATGGGTTACCGCCGCCGCCCTGTGGAAGTGGCGGCTTCACTGGAGTAAGACGATGAAAACACTGGTTTTAGTCGCTGTTTTCATTGCCCTAATCTTGCTAAGCAGTAATGCTTACTAGATTGGGGTAGCCTAAAGGTGGTAGCACACCCATGGCTGGATTGGTGGAAACGCCAATCCACTCCATTATCCCAAAATCCAACATAAAAGACAACCGCCATGTCGCACCGCAATTATAATCACACCGAATACGCCAAACGCGCTCGTGCCAACTACAATGCCAAAGCTATCGCCAATGTTGGCGTACAGTTTCGTCAAGCCGACCAAGCCGCCCTTGATGCATTAAATGCCTTAACCGAAATTTACGGCTCACGCGCCAACGCCGTCAAACAAGCCTTGTTGGCACACTATGCCACATTACAACACACTATACCACACGACAATCCGTCCATTGACTAATCCAGCGGACTTACATCATCAATCAGGCTTTCATCAAACGCGGGCAAAAAGTTTAAGTCGAACTTTTGGTTAAACACATATTTGACCCCAAAATCCGCCATGATGCTGCTACCTGTGCGCCCCACGCACTCCATATAAATAAAATTGTCCTCTGCCAGCAGCAAACAAAACAAATCGCTAACCTTGGGTATCCAATCGGGGATATTCACCAACCGTTCGCGCCCGTGCAAATTGATGTCGTACGGCTCAACCTGCCCTGCCATCGTGATATCCTCGGGCTGAATGATTAGGTTGTTATCATACACTGCCCCACCAATAAACTGCTCACACGTCAGCATAGCATGACCCAATGGCTCATAGTCAAAAGCATGCTCATCCATCATCACCCCCGACGCCACACCCAATCCGCCCCATGTTTCATCGTCACGGTTAGCAAACGGGCTGTCAGGTACGGGCAAAATCACCTTGCGAAAGGCAAACGCTGGGATAGATTGCAAACTTTGTAGCACAATGGCGCGGCTGGCAAGCCACTCCTCAAACACCGACTTAAAATCCGTGCGAAACTCATACACCTTGCGCCGCGCCTCTTCGGCAAAATGCTGTTTTGGGTCAATATCCTTTGCCAGCAATTCTTGGCAGATGATTTTTTGCTTGCGCGCATCTGCCAAACTCACCGCGGGATAACGCCCCAAATTAACCATATCCTTTTTGCCAGTAAATGGACGCGTGTATTGTAGATACCAAGTGCGCGTGTTTGATGTTGTGATATTGAGAACCAGACCTTCGCCATCGTATAGCCGATAGTTTTTATCTTTCGGCTTGGCTTTTTCAACCTCGGTTGCAGTAAGCGGACGTGTTTGACGTGGCAT